ATGCCCCTTGCCCGCGTTCTCGTTCAGCGTGAGGAAAGGCGCCCGCAAGGGGGGATTCCCGCAGACGTGATTCTGGCCCTGCGCTACTGGGTTATCGGTCTCAGTTCGCGTTTCCCTGCGGGGGAGTTCATTGCCAGCTATTGCGCGGCCCAGGGGGTTGTTTCGCTCGTATCGGGCTTGAGCCATGGGTCTGGCGCAGTGTTCATCGATCCTGCTTATCTGCGTGGCCATCGGCTGGGCACCTATCTCATGAACGAGGTAGTGGCCTGGGCACAACAGTGGCCGGGCGCTCTGGTTGCGCCTGTTCAGCTTCTTGCTCCGGAAGCGAATGACGAGGGGGCAAAGTTGAGACGGAATCGGTTCTATGAGCGATTCGGCCTGACGTTTGATTACGAGGACAAGTCGTGCCGGAGTGGTGTGTCACGGCCGATCACTGTGCGGCAGCTGATGCCAGTCACAAGCTGGAAGAAGAATGTCGAGGAGCTGAAACTATTAGATGCCCTGGCAAGGCATGGTGATGTCATTGATGATATGCAGCGTCAGATTGAATCAAAAAATGGTATATTGAAGAAGTAAACAAAGCACGCGCGAATCCTCTAATGGCGTTTAGGATAGGTTTGGGAAATTTTTAATGTATAGGGTGGAATGATGGCTACAACTAAAAAAATATTGGATTCAACTGCATTTTTTTCTCAGTCAACATTGCTTAACGCTATTGAGGATGCTGCCAATGAGACTATCTTGATTTCACCGTTTCCTCTTGCACACGCATGGCCTATGCAGCTTATGCACGAATTTGGACAAGTTTTATTGATCCGCAACATTCTGAGTGGCAAAGATAATAAAGGCATATTTGAGTATTTGTTCCGCAACAATCCGTATACAGAATTGCTCATGAATGAAATGAAACTTGTTGAAAAAACTGTAGCAGAGTTAGTTCGGCTTGGTTTGGCTGAATATTATGACGCTAACGCAATGAGTGAAAATGATGATAATCCTGATCGAAGTCATGAATTGCGCATGGCGATTCTTTATAGAAGAGATGAAGCGCATAAATTCTTGCTTGCACCTTTTGACTTAGACATAATAGTCCATGCAGTTGTGAACAATATTTCATTGTATTCGTCGAATCAGTGTGTATCATCTGGTGAATTGTTTAGAAATATGGGGTTATGTTTTAATGCTAATGATGGAACATCAACTGCACTCGAGAGTGTCCCCATTTCTAAGATCCAGGAATATCTAGCAGATAAAAAGCGATATGAAAGTGGATACAGAGGATATTCATGGACCGTTGCAAGGAAAGTTGGGAAAGTTGTTGCGAATCTTGGAGTTAACAATGTTCCCATTGTATTTAATGTTCTTTCGTTTGTTACCGCCATGAATGACTTAAAGAATATTGTTGATGAACATAAAGCGTCCAAATTTGAGCATATCCGCCAGCATATTCTGCAAAATATTCCCCCAGTGGAGATTCAGAATGTAATATTAGAATTCAATGCATATAGGATGCGAGAAGCAAAAGAAGAGCCTGCCAGAGACTTTTAATGTTTATGCTGGGCGAAGGACGAGCAGCTGAAATTTTCTCTTCCCATACCCCAAGCCCATGGCCGAAGTCGCCCTCTTCATGCGCTGTTGGGTGAAGCAGGTGTGCCGGATCCGGTGCGGTGAGGCGTCCTTGCCGAGGCCCAGCTTCACCCACTTCTTGACCAGCTTGTACACGCCGTGCCGGCCGATGCGGGCGCGGATCTTCCTCTGGTTGGGGAAGACCGGCAACACATCGAGGCCGAGTGCAGGCGCGTAAGGCGCCACCCCGAATTCCGCCTGGCGGTATGTCATGAGTGTGCTCATGGCCGGACCGGGCACGTAGACCCGCCGAGCCTTTGGGCCCTTCCCCACTATGTCGAAATACCCCCACTGCCAATTCACCAGGTCGTGCCAGTCGAGGGCGCATAGCTCCACGTCGAGCAGCCCTGTCATGTAGCTCACCGCGATCATAGCGTGGTCGCAGACGGGGGGCGCGTGACCATGAAGGCGAGCAGTTGGCCCAGCTGGCAAAGTTGAGATAGGGGCTGCGTGATGGAACGGGAAAGATGCCAGCGTACCGCCATCGAGCATCAGCTTGACTAGGCATTCCTCTCCCGGGCACAGTCGGCCAGTCGCTAAAATTGGTTTGAAATCTGAATGCTAGGCTCTTTGGAGATGTGCATGACGGATGACGAAAGACTGAAGGCCGCCCAGTGGGTGCTTGAGCGCAATCTGGCCTGGGTTGCTGCTGCGGAAGTAAAGGTTGGCGTGATCGTCGCTATTGATACTGCGATGTTGGGGGGGCTGGGGGCAGCATTCAGCGCGGTCCAGGTCTGTGCCCTTGAACCATGGCGGTGGGGGGTGATACTGCTGGCTGTGCTTGGGCTTGGAGGGGCTATAGTGGCTGCTGCGATGGCCGTTTTGCCGCGGCTTGAGGGCCCGCCCCTTTCATTGCTTTTTTTTGGAAAGATTGCCGGGCGTGCGAGGCCGGAGTACGCGCAGCTTTTCAGGGATGCGACGTGTGATCAATTCCTGGACGATTGGCTACAGCAGATTCATCGCAATGCAGAGATAGCCTGCATGAAGTTTTCGTGGATTAAAAAGAGCATGTGGCTCTCTTTTTTGTCTATCACTCCGTGGTTTATAGCAATTGTGCTTCTTTTGAGTGTGCGAGGGGTTCAAAATGGCTCTTAAAGACGATTTGACCAAAGAGGTTGCTGGAATTTTTGAAACTCAGTGGGATGTTCAGGATACGGCGAGTGTCCCCTGTACGCGCGCGCGACGTTTGACACGGCGGCGCAGCCCGCTTGGCACTAAAAGCCCCCGACGAAAAAACTTCGCCGGGGGCTTTGTGTTTTGCTCCACGGACAGCGCGTTTCCGTGGCCAGCACGTCTAGGTGGCCAACGCGTCGCGGTGGGCCGCTGCGATACGGTCGGCGGCGATGCGGTGGTATTCGGGCGATAGCTCGATGCCAAGGAACCGCCTTCCGGTAGCCATGCAGGCAACGCCGGTGGTGCCACCGCCGGTGAACGGGTCAAGCACCAGTCCACCGGGCTGCGTCACGGCCAGCAGGTCGCGCAGCAGCGTCACGGGCTTGCCTGTCAGGTGGGCCTTCTCTGCCGGGTTCACGCTGTGCCGCAGTACGCCCGGCAGGCATTTGCGTGAGGCCGGGTTAGCCTTACGTTTCACCGCGTAGACCAGGAATTCCGCGTCACGCCGGAATTCCCCCAGCAGCGGGCGGGCGGACGGCTTGTGCCAGACCACCAGCCCGCGCCACAGCCACCCGGCGGCCTGCACCGCGTCGGTGGTTGACGGCAGTTGCCGCCAGTCCGTGAAGACCAGCAGCGGCGCGCCGTCGCGGGCCATGCGCCAGCACTCGGTCAGCCACATGGTGGCCCATGTGGTGAAGCTGCGTTGGTCCTTGTTGTCGCCCAGCATAGCCGGGTAGCTGCGCTTTGTGCCGCCGGTCTGATACTTGGTCGCCGGGTCGGCCTGTCTGGCCGTGAGTGTCATCCCGCCACTGGAATACGGCGGGTCGGTAACCACAGCATCCACGCTTTCGCCGGACAGTTCGCGGAGTACGGTCAGGGCATCGCCCTGGTGGATGGTGGCCACGTTGCCAATGTGTTCAATCGGTCGGTCCATGCGAGGTCTCTCTTGAGGCTCGCGGGCCTTCCGTGTCGGGGGTCGCGCCCCTCACGTGGTTCAGCGTCCCGCAGCGCGGGCATTTGATGGTGAGGTCGATGGCCTCTCCCTTGGCCAGCAGGCGGCGGCAGTGGCCGCAGCGCACTTCCCGTTGCGTGTGTCCTGTCATGCGTTAGTGGGTGGTCGTGGCCTTGTGGCTCTGCTAACGTCCCCGGCACCTCTGCCCTTCGGGGCTGGGGGCCACGGAACAGCGGAGCAAACCGGCGGGAGGCTACCCGTCGGGGGCCGTGGTCCGGCGTGCATGCGCCGGGCCGGTGGGGGCGCGGAAACGCCCCCGCCTGTTCCTCTCGTCTTCGTGCCCGGTCGCGCCGCCTCTTGCAGCAGACGCGACCGGGCCTTTCATTTTTCGTCCCTATTTCATTGTCAGCGAACAGCCCGACGCGCGGGCACCCTCCCTACGTGGGATAGCTGACCGTGATGGCCTGCACAGCGGCCACCGGGTCGGCGTCGGCCTGCGCCGCCAGCAGGGCCTGTTCCAGTTCCACCCGACGGGCGGTCAACCGCTCCACCAGATATTCCAGCCCCTGCGGGTCGCTGACGGCCATCAGGGCAGAACCAACGGCCACGCCGGTGGCAGTGGCATCCGCCCCGGCCAGCACGCCCGCGAGGGCCGTGTCATACCCGGCGCGAATCTCGCGCGACTTGGCGGTGCGGGCCTCTTCCAGCGAAGGGTGCGGCTCCGTCTCGCTCCAGCCGTCCGGCAACGGCCCCAGCGTGTCCACCACCTGCGGGGTGCCGTCCACCAGCCAGCCCGCCTTGCCCCGGTGGTCCTCGGCGTATTCCCAGGCATCTCCCCGTGCGTTCAGGACGCGGGCATGCCCGGCGCGCGCGGGCGGCAGCGGTGCGGCGTCGGCGGCCACGGCATCGGCGGGAAGGGACACCCACGATTCGGGCTGCGTCCAGTCTTCGGTGCGCAGGTACTCGCGCGTGGGCCTGTGATAGATATGGATGGTGGGCATGGGCTGCTCCTAGACGTAGATGATGAACATGACGGCAACGTTCTTCATGCGGGTTTCACTGCCGCCGGTGGCACCCGTGCCGTTGGAGCCCGAACTGTAGCCGTTGTTGTTCGTGTCCGTGCCCTGGCAACCCTTGCTGCCCAGCGAACCGCTGCCGCTGTTTCGGCTTTGGGTGTGCACGTGGCTGGCGAAATCGTCGTCCTGGTAGCTCAGGAGCACGCGCGCGGCGTCCAGCCCCCGGCCATTGTCCCATCCGCGCGGCGCGACGCCGCGCATGTCCAGCAGGCGGATGTGGGTTCCCGCCGCATCGCGCACCCCGGCATCCGTGCAGCGGTAGAACGCCTCGGCCGTGGCGTTGTCCGTCTCGCCAACCCACGCGCGCAGCAGGCGGGGGAAGGTTGCCAGCGACACCACGCTGCCGTTCAGCTCCAGCCCTGCGGGCAAGCCGTCAGAAAGCGTGGGGATGGTCGCCTTGCCCCACATCACGATCTCGCCCGCCCGCATGTCCCGCACGGCGGCGGTCACGTTGGCCCGCCCCAGCAGTTCCGCCAGTTGCGGCGGCGAGATGTAGCCGTTCCCCACCCCGGCCTCGGCATCCTCGTCGGTGGCCCGGCGCACCAACCCCGGTGTTTCCGTGGTGGCGTAACCGGGCATTTCGGGCGCTGCGCTCGCGATCAACGCGGTGATGGCCTCCAGCAACTGGCCGTTGTCGGCCTTGTCCAGGGCGATGCCCGCCCCCGCGATGACGGCGGCCACCTCTTCCTGCACGGCGTTCAGCCATTCGGCGCTGACTTCCGTGGCGGCGGTGGGGATGGTGGGGTCGCCCTCGGTGAACATGTTGTCCGGCGTCGCGCCGGGGGTGTCTATGCGGTGCATGGCGGCTCCTGTCCTTTCCTATCCGTAGATGAACAGCACTTTGGTGTGCGCCGGGGCAAGCCTGCGCATCACGCATTCCAGAATCTCGTCGCCCCAATGGGCCAGCGGTTCGCCCGCCGCGCTGCGTCCGGCCCGGAACCGGTGGACGGTCTGCGCGGGCGAGGCCACGGCCCATGCGAATTGCCAGTCGCCGTTGGTCAGGGCGTCACCAGCGCGCGAACGCCCGGCCCGGAAGGGCTGGTATTCCCGCACCGTCACCGTGTAGCCCAGCATGGCCCCCAGCCGGACGTACCACCCGCGCGAGAGGCCCCCGCGCTCCTGCACGGCGATGGCCAGCGCGGTGATGCGCTCTTGCAGGGTGCGTTCGGCGCGGGCGCACGGGTCCGGCAGGCCGTAGACGCGCTCCCAATCCTCCAGCCATTCCGTGGCCCGGAAGGGGTTGATGCCCAGCACCGCCCGCACGGACGCGGCCAGCGCCGCATCCAGCGCCGCGCCCTCTGCGGTGAGGTGCGCGCCGATGGCCATGCCGTTGGGGTCGTAGCTGACGGGCGGCAGCAGCGTGCGCAGCAGGGTGGCGTGCCCGCTCACATGGCCTCCACGGTGACGGTGCCAAGGCGCGGCCATTCTATGCGCGCGGCATCCACCACGGCCTGCACGTTGGCGGCGGGGGCGGCCACCTCGCAGTCGGCCACGCCGGGCAGCCCGGAAATGATGGCGGCGATGCGCGACCGCACCACCAGTCCGCCCGGCTCCAGCGTCAGGAAGTAGGCGGCCAGGGCGGCCTGCACCTGCGCCGCAAGGGTGGCCAGCAGCACGCCGGACAGGCGCACCCGCACCTGCACATCCACGGGCAGCGGCGCGGGCGGCAGCACCAGCGCATCCTTGCAGGCCACCGGGCGCTTGGCATCGATGCTGGCCTGCGCGGCGGCCACCAGTTCCGCCGAGGGCAGCCCCCCGGCGGACAGCACGGCCACGTCCACGGTGCCGATGCCCCGGCGCAGTGGGTAGACCCACGCCCCGGTGATGCCCGGCACCTCCATGGCCCAGCGCCGATAGTCGTAGCGGTTGCCGCCGCCGGGCGGGTTGCGCATGTAGTCCAGCAGGCGGGCCAGCAGTTCCGCGTCGGTTTCCGCGTCGGTGCCGCTGGTAAGGGTCAGCCGGGCCTCGGCCTGCACGCCCGTGGGCGCGGTGACGAACAGGACCGGCTCGTCCGCGTAGTCGGGCATGGCCCCGGCGCTGGCCGCCGCGCAGGTGATGGTGACCGTGCCGCCCTCGCCCAGCGTGACGGCAGCCGTGGTGCTGAAGGTGGCCCCGGTGGGCACGTGGCGCACCAGGGTGGACGCGGGCACTTCCGCCCCGGCGGTGCCGGTGACGGTGAGCGTGCCCGTGGCCGTGGTGGCCGCCTTGCGGGTGATGCCGCGCAGGGACGCATGCAGTTCAAGGTAGGCGGTATCCGCCGTGTCCGGCAGGATCTGGCGGGCCATCCACGCCTGATGCTGGTACAGGCCCTCCACCGCAGAGGCCACGGACGACGCGCGCACGTAGGCGTCGCTGTCCGTGGTGGTGGCGGCGTCGGGCAGCAGGTTCTTCACGTCGCGCAGCAGGGCCGCGCGTATCTGCTCGAAGGTGGGGATGGTGAAAGACATGGCCGCCTCCTAGGAAACCCGCACCGGGTGGGTGTAGGTTTCATGGCGGCCCGCCGCGTCGGTGACTTCCACATGCAGCAGGCAGCGCCCGCCGCCGGAATCGTCCCGGCCCAGCCCGCTGACGATAACGCTGACGGCGCGGGCGCGCCCGTCCGTCACCAGTGGTTGCAGGGCCTGTTCGGCGTACTGGACGGCCAGACGCCGCACCCGCGCTACGTCCTTTTCCCGCTCCAGTTCGTGCAGGCGCGACCCCACGGAAGGGTCTGCCCACCACGTGCCGAGGGGCGTCATTAGACGCAGGTAGACGGCATTGGCTAGACTGGAAATGCGCTCGCCGGTATAGTCGCCCGAAAGTGTATCAAGTGCGGCATCGGTACCCATGCCGCCACTCTAGTGGCGGCTGGGATGGAAGACAGGGGGAAGGGGTTCAGTGCAATATTTATCTACACTAAAACATAAATTATTTTGTAGCGTAACGATATCCTGTGCGCCATGCCAATAAAAAACGGCGTTGATGACTACGCATTTGTCATCAACGCCGTTCATCATTTCAAATCTACTTTTTCTTGCCAGCTTCTTCCATGTCCATCTTCTGGCCCTTTTCCATCATCATGTGGCCATCCATCATCATCTTCTTGCCTTCCATCATCTTCTTGTGGCCGTCCATCATCATCTTCTTGCCCTCGGTCATGGGGCCTTCCTTCGACATCATGCCCTCGCCCTGCATCATCATGTGTTCGCCCTTGGACATTTGATCCTTGTGCATCATCATGCCCGCGCCATCCATCATCATCTTCTTGCCTTCACTGGCTTCTTTCTGGGCTTCGTGCGCCGTGTGCTCGGATGACGCTGCGGGGGATTCAGCCGCGATTGCCGCCAACGGCGAGGAAGAAAGGGCCGCGACAAGGGCAAGGGCCAGGGTGGTTTTTCTGGAAATGATCATGGTGCTCCTCCCTAAGGGTTTCGAGCGGCTATCCGCCGGGAATCAGCGCTTCGCCGCTTCTCCGTATTCTGCCGTAAACATAGATTGTTGTCATATTATATTTTCAATAGCAGATAACTTTCGTCTACGACTCCGCCTCCCCCGTCGCCCCACCCGAATCCCCCGGATGGCGGTGATGCCGCAGACTGATACCCCCGGCGACGTGGTCCCCTTCAGAGGTCACGTCGCCGGTCGTGTTCAGGTCGGCGTCCAGAGTGGCCCGTGCGCGGGTGCCGTCCATGCCGCCGAAATCCAGCGAAGGTGACGTGAAGGTGGTCCCCTCGCTGGCCATGGCCTGCCACTGCTTGGTTTCCATTGTGATGGATTCCTTGGCGGCAACGCGGAAGTGGTCGCAATCCACCTCCACGATCTTCTCCTTTTTCAGCGTGATCTTCGCGCCCCACTGGTTGTAGACGCACACCTCGCCCCCTTGCAGGGCCTGCACGCGGAAGGCCCCGTTTTCGGTGGCCACCACCACGGAATGGGCCGTCTTGCCGCCCAGCGGCAGCAGGATGCACTGCGTACCGGCGGGCGGGGCCGAGGTAAAGCCGAAGTGCTGGAACAGTTCCGCCGCCTGCACCTGTTCCCCGGCCAGCGCCGCCGCCTGCACCAGTTGCACGCCGGGCTTGCTGTCCAGCCCGGTAAGCCGGGCGCGGAACGCCTGCCGCACCGTGGCCAGCGTGCGGTTAATCATGGCCTGCACGCGCTGCATCATGGCCGGGTCTTCCCTCTGTGTGCCAGCCCCCTTTCGCCGCATACGGCGAAAGGCATACGGGGTGCAGGGGACGTGGTCCCCTGCCGGGGGCGCGGGGGCAGCGCCCCCGCTGTGTCATGCTGCCACGTCCTACACATCCACCACCTCCATCTCCGTTGCCGCATCGCCCTTCTTGCGCCTGCGGTGCTTGCCCACGTCCGGCAGCCACACGCCGTCTTCCTTCAGCAGCAGTTCCGTCACCTGCCCCCGGTCGCGGCCACCGATGAAGGTGCGCCGCATCAGGAACAGGGTGGCGTCCAGCCCGTGCGGTTCGGACAGCACGCGCACCCGCTGCCCCGGTTCCCACAGGGGGCCGGTGCCGGTGGCATCGGTACAGCGGTGGCCGCGCACGGTGGCCTGCACCTGAAAGCCGGACAGCCGCCCGTCGGCCAGCAGCTTGCGGGCGCGGCGGCGGGCCATGTCTTCCGTGTCGCACTGCGATTCCACCACCACTTTCGGGCGGTGCCACGCCACGCCGGAATCCCTGGCCACGGCGCGCAGGGCATGCTCGCCCTCGGCGTCTTCCGTGCCGTGGTTCTGGCCCAGCACGGTGACCTCCGAATGCCGTCCCTCCACGGATTCGCTGACGGTCAGGGACAGCACGTTGTTAGCGCGTCCTTCGTCCCCAAAGCGCAGCACAAGGTCGGCCACGGGCTGCGCGGTGTAGTCCGGGCCGCCCACCACCAGCGTGCCGTCCGGCGCGAACCACGGCCACATGCCGTTGGCCTCTGCCACCTGTTGCAGGGCGTCCCACGCGGTCATGCCCGGTTCCACGGTAATCTTCTCGCGCCGGTCGCCTTTTGCCACCCGGACGCGGCTGATGCCCAACGGTCGCACGATGCGCGCCACCGCCTCTTCCAGGTCGATCTGCCGGGCCACGAACAGCGGCGCGGAGCAATCCACCAGCACGGCGGCACCATCCCGCCCGGACAGGGACAGGGTATGCTGCCCCTTGCGAATGGCCCGTTCCACCCGGTCGATGCGGCCAGACAGCACCGCCTGCCCGCCCCCGGCCATGGTGACGGCGGCCCACGGGCGCACCGACTGCGGCACTGCGTCCGTCGGAATGCCCAGCGACACGCGCCACGCATCGGCGGGGGTCAACAGGTCGCTGTCCAGTTCGTAGCTGGTCCAGTCGCGGTGTTCCCTGCCGCCCACGATCAGGGTGACGGCGTCGCGTTCAGCGGGCATACCCTGTCACCTCCCAATGACGGCCACCGCCGTATCCTGCGGCGGATGGCCTCTCGCTGGCCGCAAACGCGGTTGCGGCTGCGCTCGCGCTGCGCGGCCCGGCGGCATCCTGCCGCCGTGGGGCAATGCGCTTCCTATCGGGCATAGCCCGTCACCTCCTGCCCGGCGGCAAGGAAATTGGGGTTGCGGATGGCCGGGTTCAGGCGTTCCAGTTCGGCGGCGCGGCGGTAGTCGCCATACAGGCGGTGGGCCAGCAGGTGCAGGTTGCAGGGGGCGTCCACCACGTGGGTCACCAGCGGCGGGCTTTGTTCGATGACCGCCGCGCCCAGTTCCTGCAACGCCAGCGCCGCATCACGCAGGGCCTGCGCCACGGCGTAGGCGTCCTGCGCGGGCAGGACGATGCGCGCGCCGTCCATGGCGTCCTGCATGCGGTCGCGCAGGTTGCCCACCACGGCCTCCACTTCCTGCGGGGTCAGGGTGGGCGCGGCGGCCTCCGCCTGCAACAGCGTCGCGGCCTGTTCCGTCAGCAGCGCCGTTTGCGTGACGTTGGCCAGCACGGCCAGTTGCGCGCTGGTGGCACCCTGCGGGGTGGAAAGGTCCGCCTGCTGGGCCGGGCGCGCGGCATCCGCCGTGGGTATGCTGACCGTGGGCGAGGCAACGGCCTGCCCCGTGGACGGCCCGGCAGCCACGCTGCCCGCGTAGGCGCTGACGCCCGCCGGGTAGCTGCGGCCCGCGCCGCCGGTCAGGCTGCGCGACGGAAACGCCTGCGACAGCTTTTGCCAGTTGCGAAAGCCGCCGCCCTGCACGGCCAGCGGGTTCGCCGCCACCTGCTGCGCGGCCTGAAGGTCGGACAGGTAGGCGGACGGAAAGTCCAGGTAGTACACCGCAGACCGCCCGGCGCGCTGCGTGGCGTCGTACACGTCCAGCGTGTCGTGCATGCTGTTCAGCACGTCCACCTTGTCGGCAAGGCTGTACTGCCTGGCTGTCTGTTCCAGCCAGCGCGCGAAGGATTGGCCCGATGCCTCGCTGGCCTCGCCCGCCGCGCCTTCCGCGTTCAGGGCCGCGCCTTCCGCCGCGCCGCGCGCACCCGTTGCGCCAAGAAAGGCGTTGTCCGTCCCGGCCTCCACGAATTCCAGCGCCACCTCGACGTAGTCGGGCTGTTCCCCTTCGTGCGGGATGTCCCACGAGGCCGCGCGCACGGTGACGGCCCCGAACACGGGATGCACCAGTTCGCCGGGGCCGGATTCCTCCAGCGCCGCCACCAGTCTTGCCAGCCCGGCCTCGTACTGCGGGCCGTTGAAGACGGCGGTAAGGCTGATGCGCCGGGCCTTGCGACCCATGTCTTCCACTTCCGCGCCGGGGCGGTAGGGGTATTCGTGCTCCACCAGGGCGCGTTCGCCCTTGTCGCGGGTGCGCAGCACCTCGAAGCCCGCGCCCCGAAAGCTGGCGTCCAGCAGGTTGTCCTTCCATGCCATGCGATGATCCCGTTGCGCCGTTAGTGGCGGGTGGCGTCGCGCCCGTTCACTTCGTTGACGGCGCGGGCCACTTCCCGGCCATCCAGTTGCAACACCGATTCCACGCGCACCACGCGCTCGTCCTTGAAGATCATGTCGCCCAGCTTCTGGCCAAGGCTGGTGCCGCCCAGCCAGCCCAGCAGGCCGCCGCCGATGCCACCCACGCCCGCGCCCACGGCTGTGCCGATGCCGGGGGCCACCAGCGTGCCCAGCGCGGCCCCGGCCTTGGCCCCCAGCCCGGCCCCGGCCAGCGTGCCGCCAAGCCCGCCCGCCGTGGCCACGTGGGCGGCGTTCTTGTCGTTGCGGCTCATGGCGCTTTGCTCGGTGGCGTACACGTCATAGGCGGCACCGGCCACGGCCAGCAGGCCACCCGCGCGCCCGGCAAGGCGACCGGCCAGCTTGCCGAACCGCGCGCTGCCCCCCGCCCCGGCGGCACCGGCACCGCCGGTCAGCATGCGCAGCCCGCCAAAGGCCGCAGCCGCCGCCGTCATGGCTCCTATGGCCGTGGTCGCCTCCATGGCCGCCGTGGTCAGGGCGGGAAATTCGGCACCGAACGCGGCCAGCCTTTCCATGGCCGGGTCCAGGTAGGGCTTCACGTGGGCCAGCATGCCGGATGCGGCGATGTCCTTCTCGTTGCTGGCCTGCTGCGCCTTGAAGGCAGAGGTGGAGGCCACCACGCCGAAGGCGGTTTCGCCCGCGCCGGCAGCGCCGCGCATGCCGCCCAGCACGTCGGCCACGTAGCCCTTCTGGGTCATCTCCGCGACAAGGGCCAGCAGGGCCTGCCGGTCCTGCATCACCCGGCCCACGGCGGACGCCTGAAGGATGTCGGCCATGTCGTTCAGGGCGGACGCGCGGTCGCCGCCGGTGGCCCCGGCGGCTTTCGCACGCGCGTCCTGAAAGCGTTTGTCCCTGCCCACCACGCGGGTTTCCACCAGCCGGATGAACGCATCCAGCGGCAGTTCGCCGCTTTCGCGGGCCTTGGCCAGCGACCCGGCAAGGTCGATGCCCTGCTTCCTGAAGTCCTGCGCGGTGTCGCTGCTGTTCAGCTTGGCCAGCAGGTTGACGAGGTTGTTCCCCGCCTGGTCCTTGTTGCCCGCCGTGACGGCGGACGCCTGCGCGCTGGCCAGAATGCGCTCGAACCCGGCCATGCCCTTCATGCCCTGCGCATTGGCCATCATCTGCGGCAGCCAGCGGGCCATGTCCTTCAGCTCGAAGCCGCCCATCTGCCCGGCCACCATGGCCCGGTCCAATGCGGCCTGTGCTTCTTCCGGCTTGAAAAAGCCCTGCTGCACGCCCCGGATGACGATGTCCGCAAGGTCGCCGGACGCCGCGCCCGACGCGGTGGAATACTTCTGCAACACCGGCAGCAGACTGGTTGCCGCGTCCGCCTGGATGGCCCCGGACGCCAGCATCTTGTCCAGCGCCTCGGCGGCTTCGTCGCGGGTGCCGCCGCCGGTGCGCACGGCACCGGTGATGGAGGCGTCCAGTTGGGTCATGCCCGCCCGGCGGCCCGCCACGTCGCGCTCGGCATAGGCGGTGTTGGCCATCTGCGCCACGCGGCGTTCGTAGTCCATGGGTTTGGCCAGCGCCCGCCCGGCCACGTAGCCGCCCGCTGCAAGGCCGCTGCCCACCTGACCGGCGGCCTTGGCGGCGTTGGACGCGGCGCTGGCCACCCCGCGCAGCGACTGCATGGCCGTGCGCGACAGGCGGTCCACCTGCCGCAGCCCGTTCAGCAGGCCGCCGAAGCGCATGCGGTCCGTATCGGCACCGGCGCGCGCAAGGCCACGGGCTGCCGAGGTGGCATCCCCGGTGGCCCGCGTCACGTCGTCCAGCGCCCGCTTGGTATAGCGGCCCATCTGGTCGCGCAGGCGCAGGGTGACCTGCACGCTCATGTCGTTCATGCGTTAGTTCCTCTTCAGCCTGCGGTTGACCACCCGCCTGCTGCCCGGCGCGGGGCCGCGCCCCGTCAGCAGTTCTATGTAGGTGCGGATTTCGGGCAGGGACATGGCCCGCACCTCTTCCAGCCGAAAGCCGCGATGCACCAGGGCCAGTTCCGCCAGCCTCAGCTCGCGGCAACGGCGCTCGCGGCCATCAGCTTTTTTCGCAGCCGGTCCTCCGCCGCGTTAAGCTGGCCGAACTCGGTATCCGGCAGCGCCCCCAGCAGTTCGGGGGTAATGGCATCCTGCGGCAGCGTGCCCAGCCGGGTGATGGTGCGCGCCCACACGTAGCGGGTGATGCGGGCCTGATTGGCCCCTTCGCCCGCCTCTGCCATGGCGTCTTCCACGTCGGCCATGGTGGGCAGGCGCATCTCGAAGTCCTTGTGCCAGTCACCGGCTTCATCCTGCCAGCCGATGGTCAGGGTGCCGGTTTCGGTCATGGGGGTGCGGGTCATGGGGGTGCGGCTCATGTGCTATTCCTCCACCCGGTCCATGGCGGCCAGCGTCACGTCCACCTTGGCTTCATTGACCGACAGGATGACGGCCCTCCGGGCCTGTGCCGCCCTGGCGGGAAACGCGGTCCCCGCCGGGCTTGCGCCGCCTGCGGCGGCGGGACAACGATAGTTGTGCTGTATCATGGGCTATTCCTCCACCCGATCCATTGCCGCCAGCGTCACGTCCACCTTGGCCTCATTGTCCACGCTGTACTTGCGGGCATCGTCCATGGCCACGCAGTCCAGATACGATTCGCGGGTGCCGCCTTCGGTCACGGGGTAGATGGTCACCTTGGCCCCCACGATGGCGTCCCAATCGGGGGCATCTTCCTTGGGGATGGGCAGGGTGAGCTTCAGCGTCCATTCATGCACGCCCTGCGCGAAGCCGCTGGGCTTGCCCTTGCGGTTCATGGTCTTCACCAGTTTGCGACCGCTCTTGTGGTCGATGTCCACGGACTCGACCTCGTATTCCTTGCCGTCGATTTCGAGGATGACGGCGCCAAGGTATTCCTTCAGGGACATGGGGGTCTCCGGGGTTCTGGTTGCAAGCCACCTTTTCTAACGGCGGCAAGTTTCGTTGCGGGCATCGCTGCTGTCGCCATCCGTAAGCCTCGCGCTACGCGCTCACCTAACGGCTGCCGCAAGGAAGGCTAGGCGGTGGTGCGGGGAGTGCGGCAGCCGTTATGCGAGTCTTCGAGCGTTACGGATGGCGACCGCAGCGCGCTTCCTTTGCCACCCGCACCGACGCCGACGCCTGACGCCGCCAGCGGCGAAAATCGCCGCCGTTACAGAAGCAGATCGATGCGGCCCGCGAACACATGCAGCCCGTTGACCACATCGACCGGGATCTTCGCGTTCAGGCGGTTGGCGTCCTGCGCGTCGCGCTCCACGATGACGCCGGGCAGGTTGGCCTTCACTTCCTCGACGATTTCCAGTTCTTCCAGCTTCAGCAGCACGTCCATGATCTCGCTGCGCACCTTGGGGGGCGTGCGGGCGGACAGCTTCTCGCGCGGGAAGCGCAGGCTGATGCGTTCGCGCACGGCCTTGCGCACGTAGTCCAGCGTGCGGATGGTGGTCAGGTCCAGCAGGGACACGTCTTCCACGCCCTGGGCGTCCACCGTGTAGGTGGTGACGGCGCGCACGATCTGCACCACGTCGCCCGGCCCCGTTTCCAACGGGGTGACGCCGTTGTGCAGGGCCGTTTCCTGCTCCATGCGGCCAAGGCGCTTGGCCACCGGCGGCACGGCAATGCCCGCAAGCTTCAGGGTGTTCAGGGGGCGGGCGGGGTCTTCCTCGCTGGCCACCACGGCCCCGTAGGCGGCGGCCACCTCGTGCGGCAGGCTGACCGTGCCGGGCAACACCGCGCCGCAGATGCGCCCGCTGTTGACCTGACCGGCCAGCGTGGTGGCCTGCGCCAGCGTGCCGGTGGTGGCGAACACGCCCACGGCCCCGCGCTGTTCCAGCGCGTGCGACACGGCGTCCAGGTGGTCGCGCAGGGTGGCAAGGTTGTCCTGCGCGGCGTAGGGCGTGACCAGAATGTGGTGCCCGCCCAGGAACAGGGCCGCCAGCGCCCCGGCAATGTCCGGGTCCGTCTGCCCGCCGGACATGGCCGTTACCTGTACGGTCAGCCCCTGCACCGTATGGCTGGCGGAAAGCGGCACCTGATTGCCCAGCGCGCCCTTGTTGCGCGCCGTAAGCGTGACCACGCCGCCCTCTGCGGCAGGCGTGACCGGCAGGTAGCGGGCCGTGGTGACGGCCTGCGCCAGCGCGGCGGCGGCAACGGCGGCGGTGTCGCCCTTGGCCACGGCGATCTTCACGGTCTGGTTGCCGATGGCCAGCGCGATGACGCCCGAAGACGTGGCCGTGCCGGTGATGCCCACGGTGCCGGACGCGGCAATGGACGCGGCGTCGTCATCCACGACCACCACGGTCAGGTACAGGTACGGGTTGGCGATGATGGCGGCGCGCACCATCAGGTGGGCCACGCTGCCCTCGCCAAACAGGATGCGGGCTTCCTCGTCCGAAAACACGTCCACCGGCACCAGCGCGGGCTGGCTGCCCCCGGCGGTGCGCTGGCCCACCAGAAGCACGCGCTGTTCGTTGGCGGGCAGCGTGCGCACGGCAAGACGGGTGTTGAACTCCAGGTACTTGCCCGGCTTGCGGATGGACGACGGCAGCGTGTCGAAGCTGACGTTAGGGCTGGTCATTGC